AAGAGGAGCATGCGCGGACGAAACTGGCTCATTTGCGGAACGGCTGTTCGCCGTCCCGCCAGCCCCCAGGCTTTTGCATCGGTTTGCGTGGCTCAATACGCGATCTGTAGGCTGGTAGCTATGAAAGGCCGCCCCCCAACACCGAAACACATACTCGCTCTGCGGGGTTCCAAGCACGCCAAGGGGCGTGAGGAACTCGGCGCGGCCCCGTCTTCGCCGATCACCGCGCCAGAGTGGCTGAAGCCTCGAGCGCAGGAGATTTTCGGCCGTGTTGTAGCGTGGCTTGAGGGTATGGGCACCCTCGCCGAGAGCGACGAGCACGTCATCACCCGCTACGCCACGACCTATGTCATGTGGGAGTATGCCAGCCAGCAACTCCAGGCGATGGATTCGTGCTATGTCGAGGTCTTAGCCCCCGACGGGTCGATCCGCTTCTCTCGGCCAGTAGCTATGGCGATGCAGGCGAAGGAATGCGGCGAAGCCCTTCGCCATCTTGAGACTGTCCTGGGGCTAACCCCCGGCGACCGCACCCGACTCGGCTACGGAGCGGTGAAGGTCGTCGTCGATCCGATGGATGCTCTGCTCGCAAAACGTGGTTGATATCCGCGAGTTCATCGGCCTACTTCAGCACAGTCGAGGCGACTTTGCGGGGAAGCCATTCGTCCTAGAGAAGTGGCAGGACGAGTACCTTGACAAGCTCTTCAATACGAAGAAGCCCGACGGCCTCCGGCAATATCGCACTTCGCTGCTAGCCTTGCCCCGCAAGAACGGAAAATCTGCGATGGCGGCGGCCGTCGGATTGTTCATGCTCTGCTGCGATGACATCGGGGCCGAAGTAATCGTCGCGGCCGGCGACCGCTCGCAGGCGGCTCTGTTACACACCGCCGCGAAACAGTTCGTCGAATCGTGCCCGTCGCTGGCGAAGAGGTGCAAGGTCTATCGAAACAGCATCGTCCTGCCCGAGAGGAATGCGACGATGATCTGCATCTCAAGCGAGGCCGGCACCAAGCACGGCTACAACCCAAGCTGCGTGCTGGTCGATGAATATCACGTCTTCCCCGACCGCGAGCTAGTCGATGTCCTAGAGACGGGTACTGGCTCCAGAAGCCAGCCGCTGACTCTTTACATCACGACAGCCGGCACTGACATGATGGGGCCGTGTTACAAGGACTGGCAGCGGGCAGAGAAGATTCGCGACGGAGTGTTGGTAGACGAGTCGTTCCTGCCCTGCATCTACGCCGCTGGCCCCGACGATGACCCGTTCGTCGAAGAGACGTGGAAGAAGGCAAACCCGAACTACGGAATCACGCTAAAGCCAGAGTATTTTCAGCAGTTTTCGCAGAAGGCGAAGGATAGCCCAGCCGACGAGATCGTCTTCAAAACCCTACATCTAAATACTTGGCAAAAAAGTGAAACGAAGTGGATTCGCCACGGTGCCTGGGACGCGAACAACGCCCCGCTTCGGGAGACTGCCGGCCGCCCATGCTGGTGCGGCGTTGACTTGGCAAGCACGTTCGACACGACGGCGTTCGTCGCCGTCTGGCCGATGGCCGAGCCGGATGGCACCCTGACCTATGACGTTCACGCGAAGTTCTTCATCCCCGAAGAGAACGCGCAGAAGCGTTCCAAGGAGGATAGAGTGCCATATCAAGCCTGGGCAGAGGCTGGATATGTTAAATTAACGGAAGGCGATGTGACGTGCTACGATACTGTGCGAGACTATATTCTCTCGTTTTGCGAGAAGAATGACGTTCGTGCTGTAGCCATAGACCGTTGGAACGCGGTTCATCTCACGACTCAGCTTGTCGGCGAAGGCATCGAAGTTCGGCCTTTCGGACAAGGTTTTGCGAGCATGAGTTCGCCTTCTAAATTGCTCGAAACTGCGACCATCGGTAAACGCATCCGGCACGCTGGTAACCCGGTTCTCGCGTGGCAGATGTCGAATGTTCAGATCAAAATCGACGACGCGGCGAACATAAAGCCGACGAAGAAGCACAGTCACTCGACCGCCCGTATAGACGGGGTTGTGGCATTGATCATGGCTCTGGGCCTCGCCAGTGGCGAGAACCACGGCACTTCTGACGAACCCACCCTCATGGTGCTCTAGCCGTGGACAAGACCGACGAAGAAGTCTCCGATCTGATTGAGCTTCGAGACGGCTATTCCCGCATCTTCGAGGAAATCAAAGAGTCTCGTCGAACGGCGTCTGGCGTCAATGTCTCGCCCGAGACGAGTCTGCAATGTGCGGCGGTCTTGGCGTGTGTGAGAGTCCTCGCCGAATCGTTGGCGTCGATGCCAATGAACGTCTACCGCAGGCTCCCCGGCGGCGGCAAAGAGATCGCCGAAGAGCAGCATCTGCATGAGCTACTCTGCCACCAGCCCAATTCGTGGATGACAGGCTTTGAGTTCCGAGAATTACTCCAAAGCTGGCTTTTGCTCTGGGGTAATGCCTATGCATTGATCAAGAGCGGCCGGCAGGGCGGCGTGAGCGAACTGATCCCACTGCATCCATCGCGTATGGAGGTCAAGCGTCTCTCGAACGGCAAGCTCCGCTACTACTACACCGAACCAACCACGCCGATCCAGCCGCAGGTTCATGTCACTGAGTATCGCCAAGACGAGATTTTTTCGCTTCGCTGGCTTTCGTCCGATGGGGTGACAGGATTTGTGCCGACAGCCCTGTCCCGAGACGCTATTGGGCTAGCGCGGGCTACTGAACTGCACTCGGGTGCGTTCTTCGGCAACGGCGCGATGCCTGGAACGTACATCGAAACCGACCAGCCGCATAAGCCCGAGGTGCTCGCCCGCTTCAAAGAGCAGTGGAACGACGCTCACGCCGGCCCGAACAACGCTTACAAGACCGTCGTCATGCCGTTTGGCTTCCATCGGAAGCAGATCGAGCAACGGAACGACACGGCTATGCTCGTCGAGACTCGGCGCTATCAAGTCGAAGAGGTGGCACGATGCTACCGTGTACCCCCTCATTTGGTGGGTGACTTGAGTAATGTCCGTTTCAGTACGGTTGAGCAGTCGGCCATCGACTTCGTCACGTTCTCGTTGATCCCGTGGTGCCGACGATGGGAATCGGCCTGCCGCCGCGATCTCGTCGTGGACGACAAGCAGTATTTCGTCCAGTTCGACACGAATGCCTTGATGGCCGGCGACTACGCCGCCCGCAGCCAGTTCATTCGCGAGATGGCGAACCTCGGCGCACTCGACGTGGACGAGATTCGCGCCCAGATTGGGTACAACCCGCTCCCCGACGGCCTCGGCAAGAAGCGGTTCGTGCAAGTCAATATGCAGTTGCTGGATGCGTTCACGGTGGAGAACCCGAACGGCCAGAAGCCGCAGCCCGAGGGCGACCCTGCCCAAACCGACCAAGAACCGACCAACAACCGACCAGAAACCGACCAAGAACCGACCAACGACCCAGATGCTGCCCAGGAGCAGGACGCCAGGACGGTTGCCGGAGCCGAAGTGGTCTTCAAGACGACGCTTCGACGCCTCGCTGGAGTCGAAGCCGACGGCGTGCTTGAGCGCAGGAACAAGCCTGAGAAGATGGCGGCGTGGCTTGACACGATGGCCGCCCGCATTCGCGAAGAACTCCGCGAGTCAGCCCAGGCTACCGGCAGAGATATCGATCAGTTTGCGTCGAATTGGGCGACCCGGTCGCGTGAACTCCTCTTGGAGTGCCACCGAAGCGGGCAGAAGTATGAGATTGCCACCGAAGGATGGTGCGACAAGCACCTCTAACCATGCCACAACCACTTGAAGGCGTTGTCGAAGCTCTCCAGGCGTCTCTTGCCCTGCATTGGTCGCAGGCCGAGATGTATGACCTCCAGTCGGTGCATCTGACCCGCTGGGGCTACCCCAAGCTCGGCAAAACGTGGGCGTCATACGCCAAGGACGAGCGGCACCACATTAAGAAACTCTCGCAGCGTCTTGAATTCTTCGACGTGCAGCCGGAGCCGGCCCACCAGCCGCCCGAAACGTGCCGCCACGACTTCGAGGAGGTGCTGGATGACAACTATGAGGCCGACTTGCAGGCCGCAGAGGTCGAAAGGCAGGGATATCTGACGTGCAGCGCCGTCGGAGACAGCACTTCGGCCAAGCTTTTCGCCAAACTTCGCGCCGGAAGCGAGGAATCAATGGCGAATATCGAAGCAATTCGACAAGTGATTTCCGACATCGGCCTTGATAACTACCTCGCAGCACAGGTCTGACCATGCCAAATATCGGTGAAATTGAGCGCAGAACCATGCTTTCGGAGGCTCAATTTGAGCTTCGGGCCACCGAAAACGGCGAAAAACGGGCCGTAATTACGGGCTACGGGGCCGTATTTAACTCCGAAAGTCGCAATCTCGGTGGCTTTACGGAGACAATCCACCCCGCTGCGTTCGATAACGTGCTCTCGTCGAATCCCGACGTGATCGGCGTGTTCAATCACGACCGCAATCTGCTCCTGGGGCGAACGAGCAACGGCACGATGAAGTTGACGACCGATGCCTACGGCCTCCGTTACGAAATCACTCCCAATACGAATACGAGCATAGGAAAAGACGTGACCGAGTGGGTGCGTGATCGGACAGTGGTCGGATCAAGCTTCGCCTTCGCGATTTCTAAGGATTCCGGCGACTCTTGGTCTACTGACGCCCGCGGGATGCGTCGTCGCGAGGTGCGAAACATCGCCCTGCTCGAGGATGTCGGCCCCGTGGCCCGGCCCGCATATGACTCGTCAAGCGTCGTCGTCAGCCGGCGAGCCATTGAGCTTGCCCTCGGCGATACGAATCGTCCGAATCAGACGATGGCGAACGCTGCGAAGCGAGGACTGAAGCTCGCCGAACGAAACGACGGCGTCGATGGCGTGCTGGTCGGCATCGCCGAGCGGCTGGCCGCCCGCGAGATCGTCAGCATCGAAGAAGTCGCCTACCTCGCAGGCGTCTACGAACGCTGTCTGGCGGCGAAGACCGTCGGCTGGTCGGGCACGCCCGCCTGGGTCGAGTGGCAACTGGCCGGCGGCGACACCGGGCAGAAATGGGTGGCTCGACGAGCCATGTCGGACGCGGCCGAAGAGAAGGCCGAGCGTCTGATCCCGAACGAAGGTATGGCAGCCTCGGCCCGCCGTGGCCTCAAGCTTCACGAAGCTGGCCGCTCCGGCGACGGCCTCAAGCCCGAGACGGTTGCTCGAGCGCACAAGATCGCCGCCCGCGACGAACTGACACCCGAGCACGTCCGCGAGATGCGGGCGTGGTTCGCGAGGCACAAGGTTGACCGTCGCCCAGGCTGGGATGCGGCCGGCAAGGAGACTCCAGGCTTTGTAGCGTGGGAACTCTGGGGCGGCAACGCCGGTCAAGAGTGGAGTGAGTCAAAGGTCAAGATGATGGACAACGACAACGAGGCCGACGAGGCTCGCGAAGTCGCCGCTGTCGAAGTGCCCGCCGAGATCGTCGAAGAGGCGAAGCCAGTAGTCGTCGAATCGCCGAAGCAGGAACGCGGCGAAGACTTCGCAGGCAAGATCGCATCGCTCAAGGCGACAATTCTGCGGAACAGTTTGCACGGCAATAGTTAAGTTCGTTAGGCTACATAGATACACATTGCTTCGCGACGGAAGTCGCGAGGAGCAGTGCGAGCGACTTGAGGATTCAGGTCTGCGGCGCGCTAGCGGGAACACCCGCCAGCCGCCGCATTTCGCGTTTGGCTGGCTCAACTAGGAGCAGAAGCCAAATGGCATCGAATCTCAAGCGTCTTCAGGATCGTGCCGCGGCCATCGCCGCGCGAATGACCGAACTGGCCGCCGTGGCCGAGCGTTCGGAGGATCAGACCGTCGAACTGCGGAAGCTCTCCGGCGAAGCCGACACCGTCAAGTCTGACCTTGACTTCGAGTCGATGATCGCCGCCAAGGAGAAGGAACTCCGCTCGGTCGTCGAGGTCGCCGCTCCTGCTGCGGTCGCTGCCCCCGCCCCCGAAGCTCCGAAGACGGAGATTCGTGCGGTCGGCATCCATCACACCCAGCTTCGCGCGTTCAACGACGGCCCCGAGGCTGTCGAGAGTGCCTACCGCTGCGGCCGATGGCTGCGTGCTCACGCCTTTAAGAACGCCGACGACATCCGTTGGTGCAAGGATCACGGCGTTGAGGCCCGCGCTCTCAACGAGGGCAGCAACTCGGCCGGTGGTGCCCTGGTTCCAGAGGAATTTGCTGCTCGCGTGATAAGGTTAGTAGAAAATTATGGAACCTTCGCAGCGTCGAACGTCGAGAAGATCACGATGTCTCGCGACACGATGATCATCCCGAAGCGTATCACGGGCACCTCGGCCTACTTCGTGGGCGAAGGCACTGCGGTCAGCGAGTCGGAGCCGACCTACGCCAACGTGCAGCTTATCGCGAAGAAGCTCGCGGTCGGCACCCGCATGTCAAGCGAGATCGTGGAAGACGCTCTCGTTTCGATTGCAGATGCAGTCGCGACCGAGTTCGCCACTTCGCTGGCTCTCAAGCAGGATATGTGCGGGTGGCTCGGTGACGGCACCAGCACTTACGGCGGCATCTACGGCGTGGTGCCGAAGATCAACGACGGCACTCACACGGCGGGCGTTCTGACGGCCAGCACGGGTGCCACGGGTTTTGAAAGCTTGACGATCACCGACTTCATCAAGCTCATCGGCAAGATGCCTCTCTACAGTCGTCAAGGCGCTGCTTTTTATATTTCTCCTGCCGGTTTCGCTGCTTCGATGGCTCGTCTCCGCTATGCGGCCGGCGGGAATACCGTCGAGCAGATCGGCAGCGGCGTCAACGAGCAGTTCCTCGGATTTCCGGTGCATCTCGTCCACGTCATGGACAGCACTCTCGGTGCCGACCCGTCGAAGGTCAAGGTGCTGTTCGCGAACCTGGGCCTGTCAAGCATCTACGCTCGCCGTCGGGACTTCTCGGTCAAGCTGTTCGATCAGGTCTACGCGACCACTGATCAACTTTTGCTCCAAGGAACGTCCAGGTTCGACATTGTTCATCACTCGCTTGGCGACAACAGCGTTGCCGGCCCGGTGATTGCTCTCAAGACCGCGGCGTCCTGAGCCTAAAACAACCTCTTAGAAGGAGAACCCTGTCCCATGTTGCATTCTCAGATGGAAAAGGTTGTCGCCTCCGTTCCGACCACGGTCGGCACCAGCGACGTGACCCTTGTGATCGACACCCTCGGTTGGGATCACGCCAGCGTGACTGTCCTTCGGGCCAGCAACGCCTCGACCGTGTTCGCCAGCGCCCTGAAGATTCAGCAGAGCGACGACAACTCGTCCTACGCTGACGCCTCGGGCTTCGTCGGTGGCACCGACTTCACGATCCCGGCCGTGTCCGACACAGCGTCGGCGTCCGTCGTGAAGCTTGACGTGAACACCTTGGCGAAGAAGCGGTATCTCAAGGTGCTCGCGACCCCCGCGGTCAGCGTCAACACCATCGTGACGGCTCGGCTGTCGCGTGGCGAGAACGCTCCTTCGACTGCTTCGGAAGCTGGCGTGATCGGTTGGGTCAAGGGCTGATTCCCGTAACTGCGGGACGGCCATGACGGCCGACAAAGGCGCAAGGATGCGCGCCCGCTCCATATAAGGAGCGAAACGTGCTACTGCGTATCGGTAACTGCGAAGCGGAAATCAAAGTCGCGGCGGTGATGAGCACCCCGCGACTTGGATTTACCGACAACTTCTTCTGCGTCTCGTCGGCGCTGGCCCCGCATGGCATCAGTCCAATAAAAGTGACAGGTGCCTTCTGGGGTCAGTGCTTGACCCGTGCAATGGAACAGGTCGTGGATACACACGACGTGATCCTGACCGTTGACTATGACACGGTCTTCTCCGCAAAGACGGTGGAGGCGCTTCTCGCCCTGCTCATGCACTCTGGGTATGACGCGATTGCCCCGCTTCAGACGAAGCGTGAGGCAAACGCGGTCATGTTCGCTCTCAAAGGCGTCGATCCAGCGGAAAAGACCTCGGTGGATCGCACATTCTTTGAGCAAGTCGTGCAGCCGGTTGATACGGCCCACTTCGGTCTGACGTTCCTGCGAACATCTGCCCTCAAGAAGATGAAGAAGCCGTGGTTCCTAGCTCGCCCGAGCGAGAATGGAGACTGGGACGGCACTCATGTTGACGAGGATTTGTCGTTCTGGAAGTCGTGGGCCGCCTGCGGCAACACGCTTGGGATCGCCACGAACGTCAGCGTCGGCCACGCCGAACTGATGGTGACATGGCCCTCCAGAACGCTTGAGAGCGGCAAAGTGCAGCAGCACACGACCGAATACTGGTCGAACGGGCAGAAGGCACCCAAGGACGCCTGGGGGCATGTGTCATGAAAATCCGCGTGCTCCAGAACTTCGACTGCTACGAAAAAGGTCAAGTCTTTGAGGACTGGCCCGGTGGCATGTGCGATCTGCTCATTCGCCGCGGTCTGATCGAACAGGTCGAGACGGCAGAAGCCGTGCCCGAGGCTATTGAGCGGGCTGAGATTGGCGTCAAAACCAAGGCAAAGCAGAGGAAGTAATGGACACGATTGTCTTTGGAACACCGCAGAAGCCGACGGCGACGATTACGCCGTTTCGTAGTCTTCGCCGAATCACGCAGCCGGCCGTCGAGCCGGTGAGCTTGGCGTTCGCGAAGACGCACGTCCGCGTGGATACTGAGACGGATGATCTCTACATCCAGTCGCTGATCTCGGTCGCGAGGCAGTATGTAGAAGACGTGCTGGACATCACGATCTGCACGACCGTCTGGGAGGTCAAGTATGACTTGTTCCCCATCTGGGCCATCATCCTGCCTCGGCTGCCGATGCAGGACAAGACGATCACGGTGACCTATCGCAGTGGCGACGGCACCTACAGCACACTCTCGAGCGCGAACGCCGCTTTTCAAGTGGACGCCAGCGTCCTGCCTGGGCGAATCTACCCGCAGTGGGCGACGGCGTGGCCGGCGACTCGAGGCGACGAAAACTCTGTCACCGTTCGGTATACGGCGGGATACGGCGATGACGGGCAGAACGTGCCCCCCGTGGTCAAGCACCTCATCCTGATCCTTGTAGCTCACTGGTATGACACTCGCCAGCCGGCGGTCACTGGAGCACCCGTTTCGGTGCCGCAGACGTTTGAGACGCTCTTGGCAGCGTCCAGTATGGGGGTCTACCGATGAGCATTCGCGCCCGCATCGACGTTGACGCCGTCTACCACAACGTCACCGACACGTCTCTGCTGATTGGATCACTTGCGGAGCACATTGCCCCGTCCCTGACGGTGGCACAGACCATCACCGCCAACGCGACGACTGCGGCCGTGCAGATCGTCGGCACGACGCCTCTCTCCACGCTAGTGATCAAGAACACGGGCAGCAGCGTCTTGCGGCTGGCCGGCAGCGTCGATGTCGCCGCAGGCCGGGTTGCGGTCATCCCCGTGACGGCGACGATCACCGTTTCTGCTCCCTCTGGTTCTGGCTCCTACACCGCCATCTGGATGGGGTGAGCCGTGATCAATTCTGGCGTAATGCGTGAGCGGGTGACGATCCAGAAGCCGGTCGAGAGCCAGAGTTCGTTCGGCGAGGCGACGATCTCCTGGGTGGACGAGGGCACGGTTTACGCCAGCGTCATGGGCGTGAGAGCCGCCGATTACTTCGCGGCCCAGCAGGCAGGCGTGCTCGTTACCCACCGCATTCGCATCCGCTTCTTCCCCGGCATCACCCACCAGCACCGACTGATTTGGCGTGACCGCGTGATGGAGATCAGCAGCGTGCTCGAGCGAGAGGCCCGGTCGATCCACGAAATCCTGGCGAGGGAGGACGCGACATGATTACACAGGGCATCGGCGCACCTCGGGTAATGGACGGCCAGACCGGCAAGCAACTGACGAATGCGTTCGTCACGGTCAAGACGGCAGGCATTCGCGAGCTTGCTGAAAAGCTGGAGATGCTTGGTGCCAGGATGGGCGAGCCTGACGCTCTTGAGAAGTGCGTCGAAAAGGCAGGCGAGCACATTAAAAAGGGCTACAAGGCGAAGGTCAGCAAAGTCACGGGCAACTTGAGCAAGTCGGTTCGCATCGAAACTAAGTCTTACGAAGCGGCCGCCGTCGCAGTCATTGGCCCGTGGCAGTCAGGTGCGTCTGGTGCCACTTCAAAGCAAGCTTCGGGCAATCACGCATGGCTGGTTGAGTTTGGTACGGATGCCAGAAAACCGGGCACAAAAGGTCGCCGCACCTACTTGAATGTTCATCAAATGATCAACGGGAAGATGAAGCGGCATTCTTCAGCGAACAATACGCAATTTGCGAATATGTCTCGGGGTTACTACTTCTTGATGGGCAGTAAAAACGAACCGACCCGACAAGCGGGCATGGGTTCGGGCTATCCGCACGACTTCGGCTCCACCAATGGCAAGATGCACCCAGTCACGCTTCGTCCCGGCGAAACATACGGAGCAATGCCCGCCCAGCACGCGATGGAGAAGACCATCAGCGAGCAGCAGGGGGCCGTGTTCAACACGCTTAAAGCCGCCATCCAAAACTCACTGGACAGGCTGACATCGTGATCATTTCACCAGAAAAGCACGTTTTCCAGCGGCTCGTCACCACTCCCGCGGTGGCGAGGCTCGTCGGGTTCCAAGTATTTCCGATTGCGGTGCCGAAGACCGCCGTTCTGCCGTTCTGCGTCTACAAGCGGAACAACATCACCCGCGAGTCGCAGTTTGCCGGTGCGTTGTATCAGCCTGTCGTGAACCTTCAGATAGCCTCCTGGGCACTCTATTACGATACCGCCCGTGAGCTTGCCGATGAGGTTCGATTGGCCTTGGATGGCCGCATCGGCACCCTCTCGGGGGTTACAATTGAAGATATACGGCTCGTTTCGGAGACGGATGACTACCTCGACCCGGCAGCCGTGGGAGCACAACTCCCGCCCGCATACGAAGTTCGACAACTATTTCAAATTCGGTGGCAAGAAGCCACTGAATAAGACTTTAGCGCAAGGAGGCGCACATGGCCGGTTTAGCTGCGATGGGGATGACGATCACCTACGCCTCTCAGGGGCTGACGGCAACGAGCTTCAATGTTAGCGACTCAATCGAACTTGCCGACGGCTCGCACTTGGCACAAAACCCCGGCGACCGACGCCAGTATGTGCCCACGTTCGTCCAGCGCGAAATCTCCTGCGATTACATCGCAACCGCGATTATCACGACCCAGTCTGCGGCGATCAGCATCACAGGCCCAGGCGGCTTGTCGTTTACGGGCAACGCGACCATCAACTCGTCTTCGCTCGGCGGCAGCGTCGGCGACCTCATCAAAGGCTCGGTCACTTGGCGGGTTGCTTAATAGTGAGGGGGTGACCCGATATGGCCGGGGCCACCGCACTAGGTGCGACATTTACGTTTGTTTCTCGCACGGCAAGTTTTACCGGCAAGATTTCTGGCATTTCGGTAGAGATGCCATCTGCGGAGGTCACAGACATGACCGCCGCGACGGACGGGCTGGGCTACTCATATATGGTGCCGACCGGAGAGATGTCCGGCGGCACCATATCGGTGGACTTCGTCACCACCAACCTCGACCCGCAGACGTTCGTGCGAAAAGCCGGCGTCCTGACTTTTGTGTCGCCGGGTTACAGCATCACCCGTCGCGTGGTTTGCCAGTCGGCAAACGTCACGGGCAACGTCAACGACCTCGTTCGCGGCTCTATTAAATTCTTGATGACTGACTATACGGGCGACTGAACGGCAGGATGCCGCCTCTCGACCATTCTCGGAGCAGATTGACATGGCACTTGATCGTAAAAGCATCGTGGCGGCCGACGACGTTCGCAAGGAGAAGATCGCTGTTCCCGAGTGGGGTGGCGATGTGTTTCTCAGAGTGCTGACCGGCACCGACCGAGATCATTTTGAGGAATCGTATTCCGAGCAGAAGATGAAGGCGTTTCGCATTCGCTTCCTCCTGCTCGCCCTGTGCGACGAGGCCGGCGAGCGACTCTTCGGCGACGACGACGGCGACACGCTCGGTAAGAAGTCGTCGGTCGTTATCAACCGTCTCTTCGAGGCGGGTTGGAAACTGAACGCCTTCAGCCAGGAGGCAGTTGATGCCTTGGGGGAAGATTCGCAAACCGCCCCGAGCGAAAGTTCTACTTCCGTTTAGCGGCAACGCTCGGCATGAGCGTCAAGCGGCTGCTGACGGAGATGGATAGTACGGAGATCGCTGAGTGGTACGCATATGACCAGCGGTGGCCGCTCCCAGACCCGTGGGGCCAGACCGCCAGAATGTGCAGGGTGATCATGGCCGCGTCGGGAAACTACAAGAAACACGACATTCCCGACGAGGCCGTGTTTATCCCTGCGGTGGTTAAGCCAGAGCAGAACGCCAATCAGATTCTCGCCGAGATGATGAAACTAAACGCGCCACTACCAGGGTGAAGCGATGGGAAACGGCTATCTCGGCAAGATCAGTGCTATCGTCTCGGCGAATACGGCCGACTTTGATAGCAAGCTGAGTAAATCTGCCGCTGAGGTTCGGAAATTCGCTGGCAGTATGCAGGGCACGCTGACCTCCGCTCAGACGGGGGCAGGCAATGCATTGCGCGGGATTTATACGGAAGCGCAGAAAGTCGAGCGCGCGTTGCAGGCCGTCGCAACGCGGAAACTGGCGTTCAAGGGTTTTCAGGGAGCAAATCTCCCCGAGGCCGTCAAGCAGATGCAGGCCGTCTTTTCCGTTTCTCAGCAAATCAGCAAGCCTCTTGCTGCCGCCGCGAAATCGCTGAACGGACTGTCAACCGAAATCCAAGCAGAGTTTTTGCCTGCGATGATTTCGGCGCAGAAAGCGACAGAGTCACTTGCCGACGTTGTTGATCGAACGGGGGCGGTTGGAAAACGGCAGTGGCAGTCCGTAACGGAACAAGTCGAAAAGACTGCGGCAGCAATCGCTCGCCTTAAAGAAGCAAGCACACTGACCGGCGGGCTGGCGACCGGGAAAGAGTTGCGTTTTCAGCGGCCCGAGCAAGAGGCTGAGATTCGCAGGTCTGCAAAAACTCAAGCAGACATGGCATCTCTTCCGGCAGATGCCATGTCAAGCATGGGAAGTTATGTTGCACGACAGCGGGCCGCAGCCGACGAAGTAAATCGGCTAGCCGCTGCCGTCGAGAAAGCGAAACTGTCAAGAAAAGGCAACACTTCGCAGAACGTAGCAAACGCAGAGTCTGCCTATCAAAAAGCACTTGAGCACCAGCGAAACCTAAACACGCTTGTTGAGAAAGAGGTGGATGCAAGAAAGTCGCCGGGCGCGACTGGCCCAAATCTGCCTCCTGGTTACGGCGGCAGCGCGGATGCGGGGCTGGGACGCAGGGTCGAAGACCCTGCTAGGAGACTTGATGTTCTTAAAGGCAGTATCACTTCAGTCAAAAGCGTTGTTGACGCACTTCCTGCTTCGCTGCAAAACAAGTTTATTCCTGGGCTGCGAGATGCTGAGAAAGAGTTCAAGAGGCTGGCCGGTTTGGGCAATGCGACTGCTCAAGAAATCGAGGCGGCCCGACAAAAGGTTGTTCGCCTAGCAAGAGACGCGGCTCAAGCCGGCAAGCAGATGGACGCTCGAGCAGCAACGGCACGCAGCTTCGGCGAGTCTTTTGGTGGTCGCGGCATAAAGGGCATAAACCTTGGCCTAGATCAGCGTGCCCTGCGTGGCTACGAAGGCGAATTGACGGCTTTGCAGGCCGCTCTCGGTCAGACAGAGCAGAAGGCTCGCGGCCCAGCCGTAAAGGCGTTCAGCGACCTACGCCGAGCGATTGCCGCCGCCATGAAGGCAGGCACGATTCAGAACCCGGCGACGATGCAGAACATTCAGAACCTTTCTGATGCTGCGGTGAACGCAACGTCTCGGGCCGGCGGCGGCAGTGTCAAGCAGATAAAGCAAAGGATGCAGCGTGCTGGCGACATCGGCAGAGGCGGCTTTGACAACTTCGCGCTCGCCGTCAATCAGGGCGCATTCGCAATCGACGACTTCTTGTCTGCGACCGGCGGGATGGATCAGAAACTTCGGGCCGTCAGCAATAACATCACGCAGCTTGGGTTTATTTTGGGTGGCACCGCAGGTCTTGTGACCGCCCTCGCCGCCGTAATCGGCGGCCAGTTGGTTGTTGGTTTTGTCAAATGGTGGAACGAGGGGCGAACGACCGAGAATCAGACGAAGGCGTTGAACGACGCTCTTGAGAAGCAGAAGTCGCTCGTCGAAGAACTAGCCAGCGCGTTCAAGTCGCTGGGCAACGAAATGGTCGGAAACGGCTTTAGCAAGGCCGCCGCAGACAACAAGAAGTTCGCCGACTCGCTTGAGGAGATTAGGAAAAAGCAGGAAGAGGCCCGCGATCAGCGGCTGGGCCAAACGTCTCCTGAAGTGCAAAAGGAACGTGCCAATCAAGCCGCATTGAAGGAGAAGTTGGACAAGGAGTCAGACCCGCGGGCACGATTGTTCATTGAGCGAGACATTCGCCAATCGCAGGATCGTGAAAAAGGCGCGATTGAGCGTGCTCGCGCGAACCCAGTATCAAAAGAAGAACTCTTTCCTATCCTCTCAAACGCGGCCCGAAACAGAGTTCGTGACGCCGAGGATCAGAAGAGGAAGGGGTTCGATGTCGATATCAACGCCTCCATGCGAGGCGCAGTCAAAGAAGACATTGGCTTTCTAAGGCAAAACAACGCCGATGGCAGGAACGACGGAGAGATCGAGGCTCTGTCCGCGCTCCTTGAGCGACTTGAAGACCCGGTGCATCGGGCTTTGGATAAAGTCGCACGCGACATCGCAGCGGCATCACGCGGGCCGGCAAAGCAGATTGAGCAGGCTCAGACAGAGGTGGCCGAGGCAATTAAGCTCGGACTCCCTGGAGCGAGGCTATTCGCGCTGGAGTTGGACAAGAACAATCAGGCGCTTTCAAAAGCCTATGAGGAACTAGAGACTGCTTCAAAGGAAACCGATGTCGGCAAGCGAGAGGGACTCGTCGGCTCTGCAAACGCCAGGATTGCAGAGGTCGAAAAAGAACGCGAACGAATTCGGATGGGCGAGCAGAAGTTCCGCTATGCCAGGACTGTCGATCCGCAGGACAAGGTCGAAGCTAGGCAAGAGCGTGCCCGAAACAATCTCGGGGCTGCCGGCCTTGAGAACGGTCAGATTGCTCGCCGAATGCGGGAGATCGAATACAAGCGTGAGTCGATTCGACAGGACAGCGAACTTCCGGGGAATAACAACGCGGCTGCACAAGCGGCGTTTGCAGATCAAGAGGCCGCTCTCAACGCCGAAGTCGCCGCCATCGAAGCAACCACGCTAGCCTTAAAGATGTTTTCCACTGCGCTTGATCGGGCTTCGGATGAGGCGAAAAGTAACCTCAACTCAGCACAACAGAGGTTCGACGAGGCGCGGCGGGCAGACATTAATAACAGCACGCCGAAGACTGAGGAAGACCTCAATGCAGCCAGCTTCTGGCTCACGCAGCAGCGAGAACAGTCGAAGGAGGCAGAGACGGAGCTATCGAAACTAAGAGATCGCGAAGAAGAGATAAAGAGAGGGCCGGAATTTACGCGAATGCAGACGATTGACGAGCAACTGCAATCGGGAACCTTGAGCGCAGATGACAAAGGAGCACTAAGAGACGAGCGCGGAGAACTTCAACGACGAGTCGATATTGACATTGATGACTTGCGCAGAAAAGCAAACAAAGTCGTAGAGCGTAGTACGCGAGAAGAGGAGGCAGCAAAGTCTGCATTGCGAGGCAAGGACTTGGTAACAACTCCTGAAGAGAAGTTCGCCCAAGAAACAGAGAACGGCCTGAACGATATTAAAACAAACTTCGCCAGGGAATTCGTTCAAGACGCGGGGTTGTTCATGGCGAAGGGTGGTTTTGAGAGGCAAGATCAAGCTACCGAAAAATACAAGCAAGAACGCGAGAAAGAAGCCCGTACCGCCACTTCTGCCGGCCGTGGCCGCGAAGCTTTCATGACCGACCGCGAGCGTTTCGCCCGCGACTCCCGCGAAGGCATCGTCAGAGACATGACTGCCGGGGCCATCGACCAAGCCGGCCTTATGAACGTCAACGGTCGCCGCGATCTGCTTGAGAAGGGGCTTCAGAACCAGATGGAGCAAGTCGCCCCAGGCATCGCCGCCTTCGACGAGGAACGGAAGAATGCACAGATTCAAGGCCCGTCTCGAGCCGCTCTCAATGTCACCGACGTTTCGACGAGTCAGGGTGCCAGCGAACTGACCCGACTTCTTCGAGGCGACGATTCGGCGAAGGATGTGAACCTCGCGGAATTGCGGAAACAAACCTCCAAGTTCGACGACCTCATTCAAGCTGTGAAGGACGCCAACCCCGGCGTGATCCCGTAAGCCATGCCAAAACTTGTATCAGAATTAGGTCAGGGAAACGCCTTTTCGCGGAGTTCAGACGGCGGCGGTGCCGCCGACAACGCCGTCCGCAAGTGGAAGGTTCTCCTCAATTCTCCAGGCGAGCCGCTGGACGTGTTCGCCGCGTCTGGCGTCAACATCGGCGACCTCTACAGCGAGACGAATCCAATCCCGTGCGTGAGCATCGAGGCGTCTCACGACGGCGACAGCCGCATGGTGGTGATCATCACCGCCAATTACCGCAGCAGCCCAGGCGCAGACCCGACCGCGCCAGACCCGAAGTCGCAAGACCCGACGGCGCGTCCTGCGATGTATTCGATGACAACGTCGCTGACGGAGATCGCAGCGTGGGCGTGGAAGAAAGTCACTAGCGGCAACTCAGGAAGCTGGGAGGCCGCCGTTAACCCCGTCGGCGATATGTATGACGGAGTGACCCGCCTTGAGCCTGTCGTTAACGTCAACGTCGAGCAGTATTCTGACAATGATGAGAGCAGTATGCTCCAATACACGGGCTATGTGAACAGCGACACGTTCGCGTTCAGTTCACTGACCATCCTGCCTCACGGGTGTATGCTGAACAGCGTAGCGTCGAATCCCGTGGTAGAGCAATTCGGCGAGACTACATTCAGGGGGTTCAAGGTTTCGTTTGCGTTCACCATTCGGGCGCATTGGACGCTCTGCAACGGACAGTTTGAGCCAATCGGCTGGGACATGGCCGTGCCGCAAACGGGATTCAATGTCATCAATAACGGCCTTGGTCGAAGCGACGTGGACGTGCTGGGACTCTCCCTACAGCACCGTCTCGGCAAAATAGAGTTGCCCGTCGATTACGCGGACAACTCTCAGGGGCAGAAGATGCGTGGGTGCGTCGGAATATCGGCATACGAAGACGGCGGTATATGCCAGAGGCCGGCAGCCCAGCCGCTTGCGCTAAACAACGACGGGACGCCTCGAAATACTCAAGCTTTTCCAAACGCCACAAAAGTCATTATCAATCGCGTTTGCTGCCAGCCCGAGAGAGCGTTCGGCAACAACTTTTCTGCATTTGGCATTCATATGTTTTCGTAAGCCTTGCCCGATCAACGGCAACATACATGGCAGAACCAACTAAATTCGTCATTGGCCCCGGCTTTCGCAAAAAGCTAGAGAGCACGATTCAGAAGGTGGACGCGCTGTGCCCAGGCGGGCCGGTCAAGCGTATCCCCACCGCACTTGAAGATGGCCCGTCTCGAGGCACCGCTAGCTCCCTGCGCTTGAGCAAGACGACCAGCACTTGGCGTCAAGACACATACAAACGTCTGACGATCTGGAGGGGATACCCCGACATGGCGTATCCCGACTATGGCAACGAGGTCATCGCATGGAATAGTTGGGCTGACATCGGAGCCGACGAATGGGTCATCCTCGGGTCTGTCAACAGTTTCTGGTATGTCGTCGAACGACCAAACTACGGCGCGGTCTATCACGGCCAATACAGCGGTTCGTGGGGAACCGGCGGCACGACAAACATAGTCACCGAGTGGTACACGGGAATCACCTACACCGTGAAGAACTATCTGACGCCGATCAGCGGTGCCGGCGGCCACTGCACTTTTGGCTTCGCTGAAGGTGAGTTCGTGCTACTGAGCTTCGACCTGACATCGCTTGAAGGTTACACGGGCGCGACTCAGATTTTGGGTGTTGAGGGCGGCTCGCTCAAATGGTTCGATACGGTGATCTGCACATGACAACAATCGCCATCGCTGGCTTTGGATACAACGGCGGTCAGGTGATTTTCAAGCACCAGTTGGACGACCCGCTTTATAAGAATTACAAAGAGGCAGCCAGGACTTGCGCATGCTGCTGCCTGCCTCCACCGCGAGTAAAGATTTCATTGCACCCAGGCACTTGTATCGTCGGTGGTATTGATCCTGGCAATGCTTTCAATCAGACGCAGAAAACAACGTACCGCGCGTTGGTTGAAAACAAGACCGAAAAGGTTCTGTCGCTCACCCTGGACAACATCCCGTGCCCCCAGCGGTCGAAGTGGGAATACTCGCTAACATTTATTCCAGACGGAACCGATCAGCCCGTTTCCGTTATTCTGCTGGTGCCGACGCAACAGTATTATCCGAAAGATTTTTTGTTGAACTGTGGGTCAGGAAGTGTTGATTTTGTGCGGTTCACGAAGTTTCCCCCAGGCACGCCGCCGCCGGACACTCGACTCCCCGTCGCGGATACCGATCAAAACGGCTTCCCGTTGGCGTATGTCGATTACTTTAACTTCGCCGGGTTCGATGATAAAGACGGCAACACTGGATTGCCGGAGCATGGCTTGTATGTTGAAAACGTCTGCTACGGATATCGCTATTTCAAAATACCGTGCTTTCAGTACCCAGAAATACGGGCTGCCGGCTGGCTGCGAAACGGAGTGAATCAACCGGGATACCCGAATTTTTTCGACTGGGTGTTCTTCTGCTCCGACGATAACCCAAGCGGGAAGCTGGCATATTTTGAGGTCGAATTCCCCGCCAAGCAGCCGCTGCCATGAACATTGCCTGCGAACGATTTCATCTCCTTGCCCGATGCCAAGAGCGAGGTTATACACTCGCCGAAGCATCGCCTTGCATCGTCTCTGAGGAAGGCGACAACCTCGTCGTGAATGTAGATCACCCCGCCTTTCCCAGACTCTCCCGTTTTCCGCAGCCTGGAACTTCTCTGAAACTGCTGCTAGCAAGCTGTCCGCTCAAGATCGTCGCCGAACCCGACTGTGCCTGCCTCTCAAGGGCAGACGAGATGGACAGGATGGAGCGGCAAACTCCCGGCTGGTGCAGGGAGAACATTGAGACAATTGTGGGCTGGCTTAAGGAGCAGGCAGATGCTCGCGGCCTGCCGTTCTCCAGCCTTGTCGCAAAACTAATAGTGCGACGAGCCATCCGCACGGCATATCGCGAAGTGGCGAAAAACAAGATTGACCATTAAACACTACTGAGCAACACTACTGCTATGGGAAAAGCCCCCCCACCAAAAGATTTCGTCTTCTCCGACGATGACGACGAGCAAGTCGAGGGCGGCGGCATACCCGATGACGACGGCATGATCTACCTGAAAGGAAAGCATGGACAAGCTGACCGAGGAGATTCTGGCGAGCGTAAAGCCGACGCCGAAAAAACAAGGGTGGTTCGACGCTCTGTCCGACGAGCACCGAAGCGCCATCCTTGACGTTCGCTCTCATTGGAGGAAGAACGCCGAGGCCACTGGCATCTCGGCTTCCGCGATGGCGAGGGCAATCGTCCAGAAACTCGTTGACCGTGGTTACCGCATCCAAGGCTACCGAAAGGTTCAACGATGGCTGACGCAGGGCTGACCGGCGACATCTTGTCGTCGGCGGCAGCGGCGGCCACGCCGAAGCCAGCCCCAGACGCCGAACAGGTGACGCAGCGGCGAGACGGCGAGGTGCTCGAGGCCCGCTCGACCAGCCGCCGCATCAAGACGGTTGACGATCTGCTCGCCCACATCGAAGCAGATATGAGTCGCTATGAAGTCGCGGCGTCTGAGGCGACCAAGTGGGAGGTGGCGACCGCCGGCAGCGACGGCGAGCCGACGGTCACCGAGCTTCACCGAGTCTGGGTGCGGCTCAAGCCGAAGGCTGGGCCGGGGATTCGCGAGGCCGTCGAGGCCATGATCGCGGCGGCCAATCTGCCCCGCACGAAGCACAAGCCCATCAAGCCCAAGGCCCGCGGCGACCTCTGGCAAGTGCTGGTGGTCGCAGACTGTCATTTCGGCAAATACGCCTGGGGTAAATCGACCGGCCACGACGACTACGATCTGGCAATTGCCGAGCGGATGGTGGGCGATGCCGGCCGGTCGCTGATTGAGATCGGCGACACATACGCCCCCGCCCGCAGGACGATCCTGTTCCTTGGCGACCTCTTTAACGCCGACGGGCCGGCGGGGAACACGACCGCAGGGACGCCCCAGGACAACGACGGGCGGCTCCAGAAGATGATCCAAGTGGGCTGCGACACGCTCTTGGGGATCGTCGAGCGTTCTTCGGACACGGCTCAGACAGACGTTGTCGTCGTGAACGGCAACCACGACGAAACCCTGACCTGGGCGTTTCAGCGAATCCTGCAAGAGCGATTCAGAAACAGCGAGCGAGTGTCTGTGTCTCCAAACTACACCCGCCGGAGTTATGTGACCTTCGGTTCTAACCTAATCGGCGCTGCACACGGAGATAAGGCGCGAAAGCGGCTGCCGCAGCTTATGGCGATGGAGGCAGCCGCCGATTGGTCGCGGTGCTGGTATCGGGAGTTCCACACCGGCCACTACCACGCCCAGGCAGCAGAGCGGTCGATTGAGACACAGGATTCTGTGGTGCTCAGAACCTCGCCATCGCTCACACCGCCCGATGAATGGCACGCAGGCCAAGGCTACGTTTGCGCGAGGCAGTGCATGGAAACCTTTCTATACCTACCCGAGGGCGGCTTGACCGCCATGCACATCGCGGGGCCAACCAAATGAACGAGATTGACTACCTTCGGCAAGCGTGTCAGTTCGCCGCTCTTAGCTCGCACGACTCGCGGACGCAGAACGGTGCCGTGCTGGTGACGAAGACACGCTCGCTGTGCGCAGTCAACGCCCTGCCGCTCGGCCTCAAGTTCACGCCCGAGCGGGGGCTGGCTCCCGAGAAATACAAGTGGATCGAGCACGCCGAGCGGGCGGTGATCTACAGAGCCGCTAGCCTCGGCGTATCGACGGCCGGCGCGAGCCTCTACTGCCCGTGGTTCGCCTGCTGCGACTGTGCCAGGGCGATTATCTGGGCAGGAATCACTGAGGTTGTCGGCCTCGTTTCATTACGCAACGCCACGCCAGACCACTGGCAGGAAAACATCTTGACGGCTGAGAAGATGCTCGCCGAGGCCGGCGTCGGCCAGCGGCTGCTGGCGGTCGAGCTTGGGGAGTGGATACGTTTCAACGGGGAGCTACGGAAATGCTGATCGGACTCTGCGGGCCGGCGGGGGCGGGGAAAAACACCGTAGCCGAACTTCTTACCGATTCGGACAGGTGCACGTTTCACACGATGGCATTCGCCGACCCGCTCTATGAGTGCGTCTCTCTCATCACCGGCATCGGGGTGGCTGGCCTCCAGAATCGAGACGTTAAAGAGGCCGTCATCCCGTGGCTGGGCAAAAGCCCTCGGCAGATGCTTCAGACGCTGGGCACCGAGTGGGGCAGGGAGACGGTGAACCCGCAGATTTGGATTCGGATCGCCATTGAACGTGCCACTCCGCACCTCGCCGTGGGCCGCGGCGTTGTCATCACCGACGTTCGCTTCGACAATGAGGCGGCTGCGATCATTGCCGCTGGCGGCGAGGTCTGGAGAGTAACTCGGCCTGGGTGGAAATGTCTGGCCGATAGCACGGCCACGCACCAGAGCGAAGCCGGGGTCAGCGAGCAGTTAATAGCCCGCACCATCGATAACGCTGGCTCTCTGGATGACCTCAGACGGCAACTCGTCGCTGCTACAATTTAGATAAGGCTACCGGCCTTCATATTGTGGTTTTTCGCGGAGTTCACGATGAGCGACCGTCCATTGTCCCTTGTTGAGGCCGGGTTTCGGGTGGCCGAGCGTTTTGGCGTTCCCGTCCTGCTGCTAGCCGTCATGGTCTGGTTCCTTCGGGACGCCGCCATAACGCTGCACGGCACGGTTCTGGTGCCAATCGTGAAGAGTCATACCGAGTTTTTGGATTCAACTCGGGCAACTCTGGACGAGATCGGTAAGACGCAGTCCACGCAGGCCGAGACGCTTCAAGCGATTGCACGGGATCAACACGAAATCAAGGCCGCCGTCGTCAAACGGACGGGTTCGGCAGACCCCCAGAGCAACTGATAGGGTGATGCCATCGCAACTTTCAGCCAGCTTCCAGGCGTATTAGACATTCTCGCCGTGAACGGGGATGAACTGTCCATTGCCATTAATCTCCAGCGTAGCGTGGAGAATTACACCTGGGAATCGTACATCTACCGCAGCGACACTTCGACGATGGGCGGCGGGGCTGGGGCGCTATCAGGAATCGGCGCAACCGTAACGCAGCCGACAGTCGGCATCTCAAATAGCACGACCGGGGCGCTGGTCATCGGTTTATCGGAAGCACAGACCCATGCCCTATCTGTCGGCACGTCCTACCGCTGGTATCTGCGGTGGAAAACCCCGACCGACATCGCGCGAACTATTGTTAGTGGCAGCGTAACGGTGGTAGCCCCATGAGCGAAATCAGCGTTGTTGTCAGCGGGGCCGCCGGGAGCGGCGACTCCGTCTCGGTCAATGTCGGCGACCAGACCATCGGCGGCGGCAATGGTGCTGCCGCCACCATTCAAGTGGGCACCGTTACGGCTCTCGCGAACACTGCGAATCCGACCGTGGTAAATTCCGGTTCGGCCTATGCAGCCAAGCTTGATTTTGGGCTGCCGCGCGGCCCGACGGGGCTAACCGGAAACACGGGGCCGGCAAACTCCTTGACCATCGCAAGCGTGGTCACCGGAGCGACGGCCTCGGTCAGCATCGGCGGCACATCGCCCTCGCAGACGCTCTCGTTCGTCCTGCCTGTGGGGCCGGCAAACTCGCTCTCCATCGGCAGCGTTACCACTGGAGCTACGGCCTCCGTCAGCATTAGCGGCAGCGCACCTTCGCAGACCCTCTCGTTCGTCCTTCAGCCGGGGCCGGCGGGGCAGTCTGGTAGCACCAATCTGTCAAACCTTGCTCCGCAGCCGCTCGGGGTCGCGGCGTCAGGCTCAAGCACGAACGCCTCCCGTTCTGACCACGTTCATGCAGCCCCAGCGGTGGCCGACGTTACCGGCCTTCAGGCCGCATTGGACGCAAAACAAGTCACCGGAAGCTATGCCGCAGTCTCGCACACTCACGCCGCTAGTCAGATCGTTGACTTTGCCACGCAAGCGGCGAAATACGGCCCGGTGCTAACCGTCCAGAATCGCACGGGAACGGTCACGGTGGTCGCCGCAGACTTGACTGCCGTCACCAGCATCACGACCGGCCTTGCGCAAGTAACCTCGCTGACGAACATGGTTGCGATATCCGCAACCGCTTACTCAGCGATCTCAAGCAAGAGCACCACGACCCTCTACATAGTCACGGGGTGAAACGTGGCTCTCAACGTCGGCTCAATAACGCCAGCCAGCGTCTACGTTGGCGCGATTGCAGTGAGCAAGATGTATCTCGGTTCGCTAGAGGTCTACTCAAGCTCGGGGTCGTCGCCGTTCACCACATTCAGCGCAAACTGGGGCTACGGCGGCTTCGCGGGCACGGGCTTCGCGTCAACGCCGTATTCGGCGTCTTCGGCGATTCCGTCCAACGGCAATTTCGACGGAGCGTATTTCACCGTCATCAACGCGGGCACGGTTCGCATTACGGCACAGGCTGCACACTCTGACAACGACTTCACGGTCACCCGCACTCGAGGGGCAACCGTCACGTCCTTCGGCTACTCAGGCGGCGGCAGCGGATATGACGGTGCCGTCGATCTGACAATTACGGTGCAGGCGGGCGACATCATCAAGATCGGCGCGGCCGGCGACTACTTGGCATTTAGCTACACGACGCCCTTTACGCATTACCTCAAAATCTGGTGGACGGCATAAATATGGCAACCTATAGCGTCCTGCCCGGTTCGATGAATCTCGCGTTCAAGCGTGGCGGCGACTTCGCGTCAACCATCGACTTCGATGGGACAACCCTAGTTGGGTACACCGTTACGGCGAGCCTCATCAGCCTCGTCTCAAGCACCGTCGTGCAGTCATTTACCACCAGTATCGTTGATGCCGCAGCAGGGCAAGTCTCTGTGAGCCTCTCTGACACGCAGACAACCGCTCTGGCTGCCGGCACCTACGGCTGGCAGTTGGACTGGGTCGCCCCTGGCAGCGTGCAGAGGACGGCCCTCAGTGGCACCGTGGAGGTCGTGGCATGACAGAAATCACAGCAACAGTCTCTTCGCAGCCGATAACGGCGACCGTCAGCGGTTCTGGGAACATCTCAGCGAGCGTTGGCTCGTCGTCTATTTCGGCGTCGGTGGCTGGTGGTATCGGCCCGCAGGGGCCGGCGGGTTCAAGCGGCGCGGCACTCGGCGACTTGTCGGGGGTGACTCTCACCAATGTGCAGGACGGCGACGTGCTGCAATACCAGTCAAGCAAATGGCAGAACGTAAACCAAATCCAACTCGTCGATGGCGGCAACGCCTAACAAGCCAAGGAGGGCTTTCTAGATGTCCAACGTGATCCGTATTCGCCGCCGCAACTCATCGGGGTCTGCCGGCGCGCCGTCTTCGCTTCAGCAGGCAGAACTTTGCTTCAATGAAGCAGACGGGCGAATTTACATAGGCGTCGGAACGGGCGGCTCTGGGGGCAGCGCAACTACGATCCCGTCGATTGGCGGGACTGACTGGGCGAGCAAGACATACGTTGACTCCGCAGTCTCGGGCGTGAGCGTTGTCGGCTATCGCCTTGATCAGTTCGCCGCTCCGAACACAAGCGTTTCATTTAACTCGCAGAAGATCACCAATCTCGGAACGCCGACCGCAGACACAGACGCAGTGACGAAAGGCTACGCCGATGCTCTTCGCAGCGGCTTGGACGTGAAGCAGTCGGTGCGTGCTGCGACTACGGCAAATATCACGCTATCAGGTGCGCAGACGATTGACGGCGTGGCCGTGATCGCGGGCGACAGAGTGCTGGTGAAGAACCAGTCCACGGGCTTGCAGAACGGCATCTACGTTGCAGCCGCCAGCACATGGTCGCGGGCAACTGACGCTGACGCGGATTCCGAGATCAACCCCGGCATGTTCTGTTTTGTTGAGGAGGGCACCGCCAACGCCGACACTGGCTGGGTGATGTCAAACAACGCTCCGACTACGGTCGGAACGACGGCGTTGACGTTCGCTCAGTTTTCTGGTGCTGGTTCTTTCAGCGTTGACGCCACCCTTACAAAGACCGGAAACAGCATAGGGCTAACCTCCGGCATCGCTACGGCAGGCACCTATACCTCAGTGACCGTCGATACCTACGGCCGCGTCACGGCAGGCAGCAGCCCCGCGGTGCAATCGCAGATCACGGCAACCGGAATTTTGAAAGGTGCTGGTGGCGGCAGTGTTTCGGCAGCAGTTGACGGCACCGACTACCTCAGTCCTTCAGCCACAATCGATGGGGGTTCGTTCTAGGGATGCCGAACGTCGTTAAAATCTTGAAGTCAACGACGGCTGGAAACGTGCCTTCGCTGGTGAGCGGCCAGATTGCCATCAACGAGGCAGACGGCAAACTGTTCTACCGCAACGGCAGCGGGACGGTCACGACATATACAAACGTCATTGAGTACGCGACAACCGCGTCGTTTCCAGCGACAGGCGTCTCTGGAAACATATACCTCGCCACCGACACAGGCAGGACATATCGATGGACATCTTCGGTATATCAAGAGGTCGGGCCTATCGCGGCACCGATATCGTCTGCTGCTGACATTTCGTCGGGCACTCTTTCCGACGCTAGACTCTCGGCTAACATCGTAACGACGGCGACATTAACTGCTAGTTCTAATCAGTCAACTTCGGTAGTAGACGTTATCGACCGCGCGACGGTTACGACAACGCGAGTGCCGAATACAGGAACGATATTTTTTTCGTTTTTCTCGCCCGTTTCTAACGTCACGATTAGCTCAATTTCAATGGCAACCGGCGCAAGCGTTGCCTCTTCTGTGACGCTCGCGCGTATGGGCTTATATACTTGGGACGGAACAACGCTAACGCTTGTCGCCAGGACAGCCAGCGACACGACGCTATTTACGTCTGCCGCCACGGTGTTTACTCGCAGCTTTGATACGTCGGGAAGTTATCCTGCGACGTACACTCTCGCGGCTGGAACTCGATACGCTGTGGCGGTTATTGTAGTTGCAAGTTCAGTGGGATTGCTGCTCGCAGGAAATGCTCCGAACACCCTGGCAGGACTCACGCCGAGAGTGCAGGCCGCGCGTAACGGCGCAAGCGATTTGCAAACAAGCGTAAGCCAGTTTCAGTCCACGGTTGATACGATTATTTGGGCGAGGTTGTCATGATCACGACATATGTCGGCATCGTTGACGGAATGCACACTTGGGAAGTAAGGAACGAAGCCGGAGAACTCGTCGGCATGAACCAAAGCCCTCGCCCGCCATGCCCAGGCGATGGCTATGTTTTTGACGAATCGACGGGTGAGTGGGTTCAAGGAGGAAACTAACTATGGCGCTTTCATTCCCAGCATCCCCGACTGTCAACCAGCAATCAACGCAGAACGGTCGCGTCTACTACTGGACGGGCTATGCCTGGGAGTTGTACGCAGCCCCAACTACATCCGTTGGTCTGGCAACGGTAGCCACCTCCGGCAGTTACGTTGACTTATCAAACAAACCCTCCATCCCCACCCGCGGCACAATCTTCGCCCTTTCGTGAGTGACTAATGGCAAACCCGAATATCAACTCTCCCAGTTTCTGCTACGCGAACAATGCCCTTGTGTCGCTGGGAAACACTACTGAAACACAGATCGCGACGAACGCGGCCTCGAGCAGCACCGTGTTTCTGTTCGACTCAGTCGTTGTCGCCAACACTTCGGCGGCGGCGGCCGACATCACGATCACGCAGTACGCAGCCGCCACTAACACGGGCACGGCGTTCCGAGTCGCGAACACGATCACCGTGCCGGCGAAGGCCACGCTCGTTGTTGTATCGAAGACAAACGGCCTGAGCTTGAAAGAGGCGCAGTCGCTCTACGCGACCGCAAGCGTGTCGTCGGCGTTGGTGGTGACCGCGTACTGGAAGGAATTCAGTTGAAACGCTCAAGCACACTGAAACCCAGTGCCACGACCGCGACCACGCTCGTCAGAAGCGGCGTTTTTTCTGTCGGTGCCAACCCCGCGACAGACGGCATCATTGGGAAGACAGAGTTTGTCACGTCGTGGCAGGGGGTGACGGAACTGGACAGCATCACCGACTCGTTTCCTCCCCCTGCGATCCTTATGCCGCATTGGTTTGTCTACACGCAACCCTATCACTGGAACTGACGAATGCCCACTCCAGACCTCGCCCGCCCAAGTAAAGTCGAAGCGAAACTCGTCATCTCAAAGCCGACGAACGCCAGCACACTAACGGTTCTGACGTGCCCGACGGACTCAGTGATGCGTATTCGGACGGTGTATGTGAACAACACGACGGCGTCGTCGCAGGCATTCACCATTTCTGTGACCAGAAGTTCAGTGTCCTACGCCCTGGTCAGCGGCGTCACCGTCACGGCGAAGAACTTGTTTAACTGCGTCAACGTCGAAGACGCGATTTACCTTGAGGCCGGCGACGTGCTGACGTTTGCACAGGTCGCGACATCGGCCGCCTTAAACCTCTTCGTCTCCTACGAACTGGTGACCTAATGCCCCGTGCCAATTACGGCTTTCGCGGCGATGCCCTAACGCCTGCCGCCGCCATCGCGGCTGGGGCCACGGTCACTGGGCAGGACTACCTCTACAACGTCGGCCTCGCGACGATCACGACTCTGACGCCGCCAGGGCAAGTTGCCGGTGTATCCGCTACCGCTGGAAGCGGACAAGTCTCCTTGACGTGGACGGCACCGTCAGCAGGGTCGTCGGCGATTACTTCTTATGACGTGGAGGTCACGCCTTCCGGCGGCTCGGCGACCGTGACGAACACGGGCAGCGCCTCGGCGAGCTACACGGCGACTGGACTGACGAACGGCACCGTCTACTCAATCCGCGTGAGGGCGAACAACGGCACGGCCGGCGACGGCGACTGGAGCACGGCGGCCACGGCGACCCCATCGGGCACGGCGAACTTCAAGGCTCCGACCACCGCGTGGACGAGCACCTTCGGGGCCACAACCAGCAGCAGTGGCTCGGCGGCAACGCCATATGCAGCGTCCGTCACGGGCTTCGACTTCACTTCGGCCGCGACGATCACAACGGCAAGGAGCGGCACGCTCAGAGTGACCGGCACGGTAACCAGCGACAGTGCGTTTCAGTTGATTTCGGGATCGACCGTCCTCGGAACAGTGGGCGACTCAAGCGGCAACTCAGGGGCGACGATCAACTTCTCTGTGTCCGTTGTCGTTGACTCTATCCTCTACATCGACTGCACCTACGCGACAATCAGCAATCTTCGCGTCTGGCTGGTCTAAACCACTTTCGGCAGCACGCTCGGCGCAGGCACTCCTGGGGTGACGATTCGCGGGTCTAGGTATTTCCGCGTGACGGCAGGCGACGAGTGATCAAGCAGACGTTGGGCCGAGCCGCCGGCAGCCTCATAGAAACTCGCGGTCGTCTTTCTGATGCGATGGAATTTGCACTTCCGGTCTGACGGCAATCCTGCCCGCACCAAAATCTTCTTCAAATACCGCCAGACGCATGTGCGGTGGTGATCCCACGGCAGAGCGAAGTCGTCGGGGGTGCGACGAACCGTTGCCAGGGCATCAGCGCACTCTTGGCTGATCTCGCGGTAGATGTCGCGGCGTCTGCCCTTTCTCTGCTCTGCCCGAAAGATCACCGATAACTCGCGAACGTCGGAGCAACGAAGCTCAAGCATGGAAGAAATACGTTCGCCCGTGTCATAGGCGAGAAGCAACAAAGCTCTCCAAACCGCAGCGGCTGGGAACTTGCCGACGAACCCCGGCTCCGCAGCGGCCGATGTCATAAGTCGCTGCATCTCGTCGATGAGCCACGCCTCGGGCACCCGCTCTGGCACGTTGACCCTATGCACCGCAGGCCACGTCTCGCACATCTTCCGCTTCGAGCAGAAGCCCCAGAGGGCCAGAATCTGAGCGCGATCCTTGGCGGCGGTTGCCGGTGCCCATCTGCGGACTCGCCACGCCAAGAAACGAGCGACCGCTAACTCTTCCAAATCTCCAGTCTCGGGGGGTCTTCCAAGGAATTCCCCCCAAGACCGGAGCGTGTACCCATAGAGGGTGATCGTCCTGTCGCTGACGCCTGTCAGCGGGGCATAGAAGTCACGCAGAACATTGTGCAAAAGCATGGCGAGTGGCTCCTTCAAAAGAAGTAGCACTTCCGTGCGGTGAGGCTAAAGGGGATCGACCCCCCACCAGCATAGAAATTGGGGGGGTCGCAGTCCGCTTGTAGGGGGTGAAGCTGTTGCGCGTCACGGTGAGTTCTCCTGAATGATTTTTTTCGTCAAGACGACGGATTCTGTCAGCTTGAGGTGCGGCCATTCCACACCATGAGTCAGTCGCCATTGCTTTCGAGCTTTGGCGACGGCCTTGGCCGCAGACTCTGCCGAGACGGTAATCTCGTCAGCGTCCGCTTCGTATTCGTCACGACCTTCCCAGTGGCAAATAACCGTGAAGCTACGCATACTCACCTCCATGTGATGCTGATCCAAAAGCCGTTCCTTTGACGGCGACCCCCATATTCAAATCCCCTATCCTCCACTTGTCAAGTGCGAGTGAGGGAGCCGTGGCGGCTTGCGGGGAAACCGCAATGGCGTTGTTTTTTTAATCTCGGAAACTTAGGCTACTTAGGGAGATACAAATGTCTAAGAAAAACGTCGATCTGGCAATTGGCAGTTGGGAGGCCGCTCAAATCCTGGGCGTCCACTTCACGGTTCCGAAGCGGATGCATCAAAAGGGGCTGCTCACCATCCGCGACCTCTTGTCGCCCGAGGTCGCCGACCCCGAGCGAATCTTCTCGATCTACTCGTTCAGCGAGTGCGAAGCAGACTGGCAGGCATACGAAGAGCAACTGAAGCACGGCGGCTCGGGTCGCCGGCCGCGGGCATACGCCGACGACCGCCCGAAAATGCTCAAGCTCCTAAAGGCTATTGAGCAACCGATTGAGTTCGGCGATGCCGTCTCCACCGGGGAGGCCGCCGAAATCCTCCGCTGCCACTGGACGTGGCCGACCCGGCTGGCGGCCGAGGGGAAGATTGTCGGAAGGATTCTCCAGAACGGAAGAAATGCCCGCAGTCGCTGCTGGATTTTCTCTCGGGCAAGCTGCGAGGCCAATGTGTCCATCACCACGCGGATGGAAGAGGCTGGCAAGAAAAAGGGACGCAAGCGAAAACAAGCTTGACGATTGTCCAGTAGCCAAAGTATCCTGCCCCTCCGACACAAGGAGGTGGCAGGATGCTTTGGTTGCACCAGCAAGAGGCTATTCAGTGGGCCGAGGGCCGCCGCGACGTTTTGCTCTGGATGGGCATGGGCACCGGCAAGAGCCGCGTTGCCCTTGAGATCATCAAGCGGATGATGATCGCCGGCAGCATCCGCAGGGTGCTGGTGGGCTGCCCGAAAGCGGTGATGCCCGCCTGGGCGAAACAGGCCAGCCTCTGGCTCCCAGGCGTTCGCATCATCCTCCTTGACCGGGGCACCTCGGCCGACAAGGGCAAGGAGATTCTGCGTGCCCTCGCTGATACATCACCGGCTATCATCGTCGGGAACTATGAAAGCCTTTGGCGAATCAAGGAAGTTGAAAAGACCTCCTGGGACGTTTTCGTCTGGGACGAGGTTCACCGGCTGAAATCGCCGTCGGGGGCCGCGAGCAAATGGGCCGCTCGCATGGGCAAGAAGAACCCGACCGCCAAGCGGATCGGCTTGTCTGGCACGCTCCTGGCTCAGTCGCCGCTTGACGCCTACGGCGTTTGGCGAGCCGTCGAATCCCCCGAGTGCTACACGTTCGGGCAACTCTGGTCGCTTTTTAAGGCGCTGTTCAGCGTGCCCCACCCGCATATTCAGGGTGCCGTGCTCGGCTACCGCAACGAAAAGCTGTTCGCGGAGAAGGTGGCGGCGACGACGTTTCAGCGCAGGTCGGAAGACGTGCTAGACCTCCCCCCGATCCACCACGTCGAAGTCGCCGTGGAGATGACGGCCAAGGAGGGCCGCGTCTACACGGGGCTGGAGCGGGATTTTTGCGTCCAGCTTGAGGACGGCACGATCACCCCGAGCAACGCGATGGTGGGTCTATTGAGGATGCTTCAGGCGACCAGCGGCTTCATGCGATTGGATGGCGACGACGCCGCGAGGCAGATCGACGAGACGCCGTCGAAGTATGCCGCCTTCGCCGAACTACTCGAGGACTTGCCCGCAGACGAGCCGCTGGTCGTCTTCTGTCGCTTCAGGTCAGACATCAACTGCGTGCTCAAAGCCTGCGAGACGCATGGCCGCAGCGTGAGCGAGCTATCTGGTAAAGTGGACGACCTTGCCGCGTGGCAGGCCGGGAAGACCGCCGTACTGCTTGCTCAAATTCAGTCGGGCGGGATCGGCATAGATTTAACGCGGGCCAATGTGGGCGTCTTCTTCTCGCTAGGCCACTCGCTCTCCGAGTGGCTCCAAGCAATCGCCCGTCTCCATCGACCTGGGCAGGAGCGACACACCCGCTTCTTCTCGCTGGTCGCCACCCTACACGGCAACACAACTGCCGACGGACGTGTTTATGAAGCCCTTAAAAACAGGAAGGAAGTGATCGATGTCATTTGCGACTCATACCGCAGCCGACAGCCCGCTCTCAAGCAGTCTTGAGCAGATTACGGAGATCGACCGGCAGATTGGCGTGGCCGAGATGGAGATCAAGGAGTTGAAGAAGCGCAGGGATGCGTTGTCTGAGGTTGCCGTCGAGGAACTGCTCGCCGGCAAGCTTGATGGTGTTCGCGTGGCCGGAAGGAGTTGGCGCATCGAGTGGGAGCACTCGGTGAGCGCGACGGGCGAGAAGCAGGATGCCATTCTCGCCGCGGCGAGGGATGCCGGGTTGGAGGAGCAACTTGTCAGCGTCAACACGGCGCGACTCAAGGCTCTGCTCAAGGAGATGTCGAAGGAGTCGGGCAGGGATGCCCGACAGCCTTGGGCCGATGGAACCCCGTTCGCGGGGATCGTGTCGGAGTATGTGCGTCCGGTGCTCCGGCACTTGACGACTGGTTGATGACGCTCCCCGGCGCGTTGCCGGGGGCGTGGACGATGGATCGATAGTCGCTCAAAAAGGAAAACACATGAGCACTGCAATTTCGACGACGACGACTGTGATCAATTACCCGAGCCTCATGCCGGATAGCCGGCAGGCCCGCATCATCGCTGCCAATCTTGAAGGCGAGCCGATGCGCGAGCAGGATTTGATTCGTGTTCCAACCCCGGCCGGCGGGGCGACGATCTGGAGCATCGACAACCAGGGCAATGTTGAGACTACCGATGAGATCATCGGCCTCTTCGTTGCCGAGGGGAAGCGAGGTGTGCTGTGGCCCAAGGACGACCCGAGCGGTACTCGCCCGCTGATCGTGTCGCACGATCTGGTCGTCGGCTACCGCGTCGGAGAGGATTACGGTGATCGCGATCCAAAAGCCGTTGAACGGTATCGCATTGGCGATAGGAAATATGACTGGCAGGCTTTGGCTACCGGCCCCGAGTTTGGCTGGGATAGCGGCAAGGGCGGCAAGGGTCGCAAGGTCAAGGAGCATCGCACTGTCGCCGTTCTTCGCCTTGGTGACACATGGCCGATCCTTATCAACATCGGGCCTGCGTCCCTCACCGACTGGAACAAGCGGAAGCGTGGCCTGGAGTTGTTCAGCTACGAAACCATCATCGGCTTCAAGCTGGTCAAGATGAAGAACAGCGGCGGCCAGCCGTACTCGCAGATTGTCACCCGTGTCGCCGGGTCGATTCCCGAGGATCAGGGTGAGGCCGCCAGAAAAATTTACCACCTCCCTTTGACGGCGATGTTCAACGCGCCGCCGATGGGAATGGGTGCCAGCGTCGTCATCGACAACCGCGACGAACAGTAGTCACTTGCCGCTGGGCCGGCGGCGCACTCGCTGGTTTGTTCGTCCGTTGTCCAGCGAGCCGGCAGCCAATGCCTGGGAGTGGCTTCGTAACCCCAGGAACTCGCCGCAGAACCTCGCGTCTACCTCTCGCGAGCCTGCGGCGGGGCATTTGCCCCTGCGGGGCCGTTGCAGCGGCTCCGCAGGGGATTTCTTGCACACCCTAATTCATGGAGGACGGTATGGCGTTTGAGTTCAATGGCGACCGGCTGTTCAAGGAAGCGGCGATTGCACAGTCCAAGGGGTGCAAGATCGTTCGCGACTACGGAATCCTCCCCGACGGCCAGTGCGCCTGCGGCAACCCCGATCACCGTGCCGGCGGCGCAGCGGAGAAGCAGTGCGGCAAGCACCCCCGCGGGCTGCAATGGGGCGACAAGGCCGCCGCCGACGAAGACACGCTCTGGCGCTGGGTCGAAGAGGCGAAGGATACGGGCGTGCCGTTCAACATCGGCATCCTCCTCGGCCCCCGCAGCGGCGTCATCGACATGGAGTGGGACGACGAGAAAGCCAAGGCATACGCCGAGACGATGAATCTCGTTGACATCGAAACGCCGACCTACATCTCCGGCCGATCAGAGCACCGACTCTTCAAGTGGGATGATCGGCTCGCAGGGTGCCAAGCAGTCGTGAAGCCCGGTGGACTCGAGGTGCGGCTCGGCACTGGCGACCTTGATGCACAGAGCGTCCTGCCGCCGTCGTGGCACTGGAGCGGAATCCAATACCGATGGAAAGAAGGGCTGTCTCTTGAAGACGTGCCGTTCGCTCCGCTGCCAGAGAACCTTCTGCGGGCGATCATCAACGACGTTGACATCAAGCAGAGGACATCGACATCGCTCTCGTCGCGGACGGTGCTCCACGGCGATGTGCAGGAGGGCAGCAGGCACCCGTACCTCTTGAGCTATGTCACGTCGAAGGTGTTCTCGCACTCGCGGTATCTGAGCGGCGCGGCCCAGGCTGATATGCTCATGGAGATTGAACTGGTCAACGAGCGACGGTGCAAGCCGCCGAAGTCGCCCCAGGAGATTCGCACGCTCTTCTATTCGTGCGTGGACTATCGCCGAAAGCTGGAGGCCAGCGGCGAGTCTCTTCCGCGGTCGGATCAAGAACTGGAACTGGCCGCTGAGAAGATCGCCAAGGCCGGCGAGAGGCAGGAGGCACCCGTCAGCGGGTATGCCATGCACGGCCTCAAGTGGGCGGCTGTTGATGGCTGGAAGGACGGCGAGTGGCTGCCGGGTGACTGGAAGATTCAAGTGGTCTGCGGCGACCCCGCTGAAATCATTCTCTGCGTTCCCCAGTGGAAGAACACGCCGTGCAAGGGGGAGATCGCATTCTCCTTCGCGGAGTTTGAATCGGCGAAGCTCGTCGCCAAGAAGATATTCGAGGCCACCCGCCGGGTGATCCTACACGGCGACATCACCGAGTGGCAGACGATCTGGCGGGGGCAGGACGGCAACGGCAAGCGGCCGAAGCTCTTGGGGATGTTTGAGAAACTGTTCATTGAGAAGAGCAAGGCCGACGACATCCACGTCGGCACCTCCAGCCTGCGTTACGCCACGCTGTCTGGCTATCTGCTCGAGGTGCTCTCCCGAGCCAAGCAGGCCAAGGAGGAGAAGCCCGAGCCGGATAAGACTGGCAGGCCGAAGTGGGTGAAGCCCGACGAGCTATGGCTGGGCTGGCAGAAGACCTGGGAGGAGATCGGCCGTGCCCACGACGTGGCGGCGGGGGAGCGCATTCGCATCAAACGGATGCTCTGCGACCGGATGAAGGTCAAGGACTTCAAAGAGGGCCGGCACAACTTCGCCGGCACCAAGCGGGCCTATGTCATCTTCACGCCCGAGTGGCTGGCGGCCATCGAAAACCTCTCCCACGGGGTCGTGGACGACTTTCCACCTAATACGGGGGAAACGCCCAATGAAAACGGAGGTTTTGACAGCGCCGAGGCCCGGATTCCCCGGATTGCTTCGCAAAGTGTTGCTGGATAAAGACTTAGGTGGTACGCGGAATTTCGGGAAATCCGGGGAATCCCCGGACGGGCGGCAAAAAGTTCAGAAGTAAAGCGGTTTTTGTGGACGGAAAATCAAGGTTTACCCATCTTAAACCCCGCCAGTAGGGGGAAAGGAGTCCGAGAATGGCTCAGTTGCAGGCTTTGCGAGCGGTCGGTTCGGCAGGCACTGGAAAAACGACGCTTTTGGTCAACACCGCTTGTAAGGCTCTGGAGAGGCCGGAGACGGGCGGTAATCCTTTTGCCATAGGATTCTCGACTTTCACCCGTGCGGCCCGCAGCGAGGCTGCTGGGCGTGCTGCCGACGCTTGGGGGATGCAGAAGAGCGAACTGGAGCGGGAGGGCTGGTTCCGAACTGCACACTCGGTAGCCTATCGGCAGTTGGGCATTGCCAAGGGTGAGATCATCGGCGGCGGCAAGGCCGACAACGAGTGGGTCAGCAACGCCATAGATTCTTCCGTCGCCTATTGTGCGGACGACGACGCCGAGGGCGGGATCGGCATTTACACGGGCGATCCGGTCGCGGCGATGTCCCTCAACTTCTGGTCGCTTGCCAGGAGCATGTGCCGCCCGCTCCGCGAGGTCGTCGAGGAAGCCTACGGCTGGGACGCCGAATGCCCCGACGCCGAGGAGGTGATTCGACGTGTCAGCCTCTATGAGTCGGCCAAGCGGCTCGAGAACCGCAGCGACTTCACCGATCTGCTCTCACGGTTCGTCGGCATCCGGCACAATCCGGCCGGCGGCCCCGAGGAGGTCACCCCCGAGGGGCTAGTTCCCGACAGCATCGTCGGCTGGATTTTCGACGAGGCCCAAGATGCCAGCCGCCTGCTGGACATGGCCTGCCGCCGTCTGGTCACGGGAGATGCGGTCAAGTGGGCGTGGCTGGTCGGCGATCCGTTTCAAGTTCTTTATTCGTGGGCGGGAGCGTCCAGCGAGTTCTTCATGGGGTGGAAGGTTGACCGTCAGGAGATCATGCCCAAGAGCTACCGCTGTGCGAAGCCGATCCTGCAACTCGGTGAGGACTGCCTCCAGAGGCTGACCAAGGGCTACTGGAACCGGGGAGTCGAAGCGGCCGACCACGACGGCGAAATCGTCGAAAGCGAAAACTTCGAGGACGATCTGAATGATCTGACGCCCGACAAGGAAACGCTGGTGATCGCCAGGACGAACCGTCACGTCGGGAAGATCGCCATGATCCTTGACGACTGCGGCGTGCCCTTCAGGAAGATCAAGGCGAAGCAGGGGAGCTACAACCGTGACATCGGCATGACGGGCCTCTGGAAGCTCCAGCACGGCCAGCCGGCCAGCAAGGACGAGTGGTCGGAGGCCATTGATTTGCTACCGAGTGCCACAATACGCAGCAAGAAAGAGGGCCGCGAAGAGAAGACGTGGCTGGTTCGGGGGGCGAAGGCACAGTGGAATCGGCAGGGGAAGGATCACTATGACGTTCTGTTCCCAGAGGAACTCGGCGATGTCGGCGCGACCGAGCATCTCCGCGAGAAGATCGCCACCGGCTCCTGGGGCGAACTTATCGACGGCGGCACCGCGTGGTGCAGGGCAGCGAAGGAGTGGGGCATCGACGCCGTGTCGAACCCGAAGATTCGTATCGGCACGATTCACTCGGCCAAAGGCATGGAGGCCGACACCGTCATCCTGCTCACCAGCGTCGGCCGCCGCATCCGCGATGGGGAGGAGCGGAGCGAGGAGCGTCACGACGAAGAGCGTCGAATCGAGTATGTCGCCGCCACTCGAGCAAAGAGCAAGCTGATCGTGGCCCACGACCCCCGCGAAGCCTTCAGGATGGAGATGCCCATATGAGCCAGCTATTTGAGTTCAAGGACGATACGGCACCGGAGGATCGTGCGCGCACGGGTTCTAAACGCGCGCGCGCGCGATTGGACGCGGCCCATAAAAACGTAGTGGAGCCGGTCGAAAAACCTTTCTCTTATATAGGGCAATTGCCGGCCAAGGCGATCCTACCCATCGGTAAGGCAGACGATCTGTTCGACTGCGGCGACGGGCGTTGCGGGGCGAGGTGCCACGACATCCTGCACGAACACAAAGGCGAGTGGTATGTCGCTTGTTGTTTCTGCGGCACGGCTATGTGGGTGAAGGCAGTCGCCGGCCACTTGAAGCCTCGGGAGGGCGAGTTCGTGTTTCGTGACGGGCGGTTTGCTGGCATGACAGTATCCGAGGCTGCCTGCCAGCCGAGGGGCGAGGACTACATCAAGTGGTGTGCGGCGAACCACCAGCGAGACGCCGTCCGCGCCGCCTGCAAAAAACATATGGACGATAAAAAACCCGCCGTGTAGACTACTGCCGCCCACAACGGAAAGGATTCCCGATGGCTCTATGTCTCACTCGCCGCCCCGGCCAGCGTCTGCTGTTCAGCAGACCCGACATCAAGATCACGATTGAGTCGGTTGAAGGGAAAACCGTGCGTCTGGTCATCGACGCACCCAAGCACATTCGCATCACTCGCGAAGAGCTTGTCTACCGCGCCCCGCCGAAGACGCCGGAGGCTGCGACATGATCAATCTGTTTGACCCCAATCGCGTCTGGACATTTCCGCTACCTAAGTTCACCCAGGAGAACTTTTCGATGGCTAAGAAAAAGCCCGCCCCCGGCTGCCCGACCCGCACCGCAATCGACGAAATCCTTGCCAACATCGAGATCATCAATACCCGTCTCGCCCTCTGCGCGAAGTTCGAGGAACTGCGAACGGCCGAGCGAATGCTGCACACCCTCGCCCAGAGCATCAACACGCTGACGGAGAGGGTCGAAGCCATCGAAGCCACCCTCGCGGCCGAAGAACTTGACGAAGACGACGCGCCCGTGACCCGCACATGGCAGCAGTGGCTGGAGGGCAAATGATCGACTCAGCACTTCACATTTGGGCGTCGGTCGCCACGATTTTGATCTTGGCGGGGGCGATTTGTTACCTGTCGCTGCTGCCGTACATGACGAGGGATTGATCGTGAGCCTGTGCGTGATCACAAGCCGGAAGGTATGGAGGCCGTGGCCGAAACTTCGGTGGGTCGCTCGCAAACAATATCGAACGATTCGCCGCAAAGACGGCACAGAGACGACGGTATGGTTCGACGCTGAAGACTACGAATTCGTATGGCCGTGGATGAAGTGCCAGGGGATAGGGATTCACAAAGGAGCGTGATGAACTCCGCGAAAGTAAAGCGAATTATTCGGCTGGCAAGGAAGCTGGCAGCGGTCGTTGATGGGGGCGGTTGTCCTCTCCAGCGTGCCGGCAGGAAGTGGGAGAAGAAGTTCGTAAGGCTCGCAGCCGGTTTTGGTTTCACGGTTTCAGAGCCTCCTGCTGGACGTGCCTATGACATCGTCGTTGACGGCCTGCGGGTTCAGTGCAAGCAGAGGAAAACGCTTGCGGGTGGGTGGATCAACATATGCCTTCACGCGAGGTCGTCTCGAGGAAGCAGCAAAGAAGCGTATTTGCTGAACGAGTTCGAGGTGCTTGCGCTGCGGTGTGACGGAATCGTTTACATCATCCCGTCGTGGGCGCTCGAGTCTGGAGACGGGATCACGATGAAGAACAGGTTTCGCCCAAGCGACTACACCACATTCATCAATAACTGGGACGTGTTTCGTGGCGAAGGCGTCCAACGCATGGCAACACAGAAGAAGTTCTGGGCATGACCACCTACTGCAACCGCTGCAACGAGAAGAAGACCAGCAACGGCCCGTGCCCGAAGTGCGGGTGCCCCGAGTTCAGGATTGAGAATCACGAAAGGAGCCGAGATGCCAATCAAAAAAGGCTATAGCCAACAGACAATTAGCAGCAACATCAAGACCGAGATGCAGGCGGGTCGTCCGCATAAGCAGGCCGTTGCGATAGCACTTGACATCGCCAAGAAGGCGAAGGCGAAGGCGAAGAAGAAGTGAACTATGAAAGTTCTTGTTGCGTGCGAATTTAGCGGCACAGTTAGAGATGCGTTCGTCGCTCTCGGGCATGACGCTATGTCGTGCGACCTCCTTCCGACCGACAAGGGTGGCCCTCATTACCAAGGTGACATCCGAGATGTCTTGCACTACCCGTGGGACTTAATGATCGCCCACCCGCCATGCACGAACTTGTCGGTAAGCGGCGCGGCGCACTTCGCCAAGAAAAAGTGGGGGGGGGCAGCAGGCTTCTGCCTCGTTCTTCATGCTCCTCGCCAAGGCCGACATACCGATGATCGCTGTCGAGAATCCCGTGTGCATCATGTCGTCGCTTTGGCGCAAACCAGATCAGATCATTCAGCCGTGGCAGTTCGGGCACGGCGAAACAAAAGCGACTTGTCTATGGCTCAAGAACCTTCCGAAGCTGACGCCGACGAATGTTGTTTCAGGACGAGAGCAGCGGCTTCATTGGCTGCCTCCGTCGCCAGACAGGTGGAAGATACGCAGCCTCACATTCAGCGGCATCGCCAAGGCTATGGCCGAGCAATGGGGCGGTGTTGTATCGCCAAAGCTACTAACGGAGACACAACTTGACAAGGAAGCGTGAACGCCAAGCCAAGAAGAAGCCCGCCCCGCCGGCCCCGCCGGAGGGCTACGCCGCCAGGACAAAAGCCCAGGCCCACGCACTCGAGGTGATCGCCAAGAGCACGATCACGTTCATCCTCGGCCCCGCCGGCACGGGAAAAACACACCTCGCCTCGGGCTACGCCGTCCAGCAACTGATCGACGGTCGCGTCGAGAACATCGTGATCACTCGCCCGTCGGTAGCGACGGAGCAGTTGGGCTACCTCCCCGGCTCGGCCGAGGAGAAAGTCGGGCCATACCTCGTCCCGTTCTTCGACGCGCTTGAGCGGATCGCCGGCAAGCGAGGCCATACCCGCGACCGCATCTCTGCCGCGGTGAAGATCGCGCCGCTCGCATATCTGCGCGGCAGGACGTTCAACAAGTCGGTGATGATTTTTGATGAAGCACAGAATGCGACGTTCGGGCAACTCAAGCTATTTATCACCCGCCTGGGCCAAGGCAGCCAGATCATCATCACAGGCGATGCCGACCAGTCAGACCTTCCCAGGAGCGAGCGTCGTCTCATCGACGTGATGCAGCGGCTGTCGGGACTGAAGGGCGTCGGAGTCGTCGAGTTCAAAGGTTCCGACATCGTGCGGAACCCGATCATCGAAGGCGTCCTGCGGGAGTTGGAGAAATGATAGACGAAACCACTACGGCTCAACGGTCTGGTTTGACGCACATCTCCTCAATGATGGCCGTCTGCGGGAAACCGCAAAGCACTATAGATGTCGATTCTGTGGTCGGAGAGCCGCCGTGGAAATGGCACGCCTTCGTGACGTGCAAGCATCAAAACACGCGAGTTCGCTTAAAGCGTTTTGAAACAGGCGACAGAGCTTGCAAGCAGTGCATCGATTGCGGGAGAAGAGTTGGTCAATGGGTTGCGAAAACAAACATTGTTGAAGTTTTCGACGAAGAGTTTTTGAAAAACATGGCCGCCGATTATGACGATGCCCAAAACAAGTTTTTTGTTCGGCGCGAGTTTGCGCAGCAGCAATCAAAGCAAGATCAAAACAAGCTCTGGTGGGATGTTTACAACAAGTACCTGAAGACAGCCGTCTGGGCAGTAAAGCGAGAGAAAGTATTAGAGCGGTGCGGCAGCGTGTGCGAATGCTGCGGTCAACGCAAAGCCACCCAAGTGCATCACTTGGAATATCCGCAAGTGTTTGGATACGAACCGCTTTGGACTCTTCGCGGCATCTGCGTCCCGTGCCACAAAATCATTCACCCCCACATGAAATAGCATGGAACTGTTTGTCCTGCCGTCGGCTCGTCTTCGACTGAGCGAAAGAAACTTCATAGCCGATCATCTCACTCGGCCGGGGAGCGACTTCCAGAAGATGCTGCTCAGTGGCACTCCACCCGGCACCATTGCCATCTGCCTAGATCAAGGCGAGATCATCGGGTGGGCGCGAACGGAACTCTGGCGTGAGATGCCGACGCTCGAGGCGTTCGTCTCGCCTGCGTACCGCCGCCGCGGCGTGGCTACGCTCTGCGCCGCCGGCCTGCGGACGCAGGGCGTCTTCAGAGACTACGAATTCGTCGCGGTCTTTAGAATGCCGATGGCAACGCTTGCTAAACGCCTTGGCCTGCTGTTCGCCGCATTTGACCGCGCCCCCGACGGGTCGTGGGTGGAGGGCAGATTTCATTGACTCCTGAAGAACATATCGCCATCGCGAACGCGACGATCCAAGTGGATCGGATGCTCCAGACAACCATCCCGATGGTCGAAGTCTTAGCCAAGGCCGCCACCGAGGTAGAGGCTACGGGATTGGCGATGGCGGCGTGGTTTATGCGGGACAGCATGATTGTTTATGCCGCCGAAATGAAGCGATTTCTTGAGAGTTTGGACGAAGACGATGGGCTTGACGACTAGACTACCGAGCCAGATAATGCCGCCGTTCGGTTCCACTTTTTCATGGAGGATAGTGCTTATGCGTTTTCTTGTTTGTGCCCTTGGCTTGTTCATGTTCGCCGCCTCGGCTCGCGCCGAAAACGTCGTCGTGACGACGACGACCGTTGTCAGCGCCCAAGACCAGGCCGAGGCGTGTGCCCGCACGGGGCGTCTGACCCATTGCCGCGTGCTCCACGGCCGCCGGGAAGGCATAGGCTTCTCTACTGTCAGCCCGCTTCAGGCAGAGAAGTCGGCGTGTTTCTACGGTCGGTATCGCATTGTCGAGCGTGGCTACGCATGGTCGCCGATTCGCCGTGGCTGGTTTGCCGTCATCCGCTACGCCGACTGATCTTTTTGGTGGGCCGGGGGTGGCGTATCTGCCGGAGCGCCGCCCCCGGTTTTTTCTTATGAGCAACGACTTCATACGGATTGAGTTTGTCGGCGGGCCTCTTGATGGTGCGATCAGACCGATTCACCGAGGTTGCATCGAAGTGCCGCTGGCGTCTGGGGCATTCCTGCACGTTTATCGTCGAGACGAAATCTACATTGGCTACGCCGTGAAACAGATCATGCGGCACAGCGTGGTCAAAGCAACCTGGGGGAAGAAGAATGACAATTGCGGAAGTTGACGAGCAGGCGGCGAAGATCGCCGAACTCGAGTCGCAGCTTGAGCGGCAGATCAAGAAGGCCGCCTACTGGCAAGAACTCTGCGAGACGCTTCGCCTGCGGGCGCAGTCGCTGGCCCACGAACTGGATCAGATGCGATGAACGACTACCCCACCACCCTCCGCGTGATCGCGTCTTACAAGGCAGGCGAAGACCTCGCCGAACGACTTGCTACGGCGGTCGCCGTGCAGCAGTCGATGTCAGTGGCACTGCGCAAGGCCGCAGACGAGATTGAGCGGCTTGAGGCTCTTCGCGTTGAGGATGGTAAACAGATGAGCGCATTGATCGCCGAGTGCCAAGAGATGAAAGACAGGCTTGTGGACGGCGATGATGTCAAGATTTCTTGCAAAAAAACTGACGACGCCCCCGACTCATATGCGAAAAGCGACGAAAAACATGGCGTTGTCGGTATTAATCGGGTAACCCTCGCCGCAGATGAGCGTGAGGCGATTGACGGCATGGCCTGTTATTTCGACGCGCGAGCGAGCCTGACGATGCAGTCGTGGGGGTCGCTGCTTCGGATACTTCTAGAGCGACTGAAATGACCGACCTACTTATACGGCTCCGCGTCATGGCTCGTCTCACTGGTCGCGACGACGATGCTGACACTGCCGCTGAAGCAGCACGCGAGATAGAGCGTCTGCGTCTCACCGACGCGGAGCGGGATGCGATTAAATGGTGCATCGAACAGTGGGCTGGGATTAATCGATCAACCACCCTTCGCAACCTGTTGGAGAGAACCAAGTGAGAATCGACCCCGACGAGTGCCGAGACCCAGACCTCCTTGCCGCAGAGGTGCGGCGATTGCAGGCCGTAATCGCAGCAGGCGAGCCAACGCTCACCGACAACGATCCAGTGGCGTGGGCGGTGGTGTACCCAAACTACTTGGAGCCGTATGAATACGAAAGTGACGCTCGTGAATCCGCTTCTGACGATCAAGAGGTCATCCCGCTCTACCGCTCGCCGACCCTCACCGACGCGGAGCGGGAGGCGATTGAGTTTTTTGACGCGATCCACAACGAAGGCTACGGAATTTTTGCGAAACACACAGCCACCCTCCGCACATTACTGGAGAGACTGACATGACTGACACTGATGCTCTGACAATACAGCCGATGCTTCACGGCGAGGTCTACAAGATTCCGCACCGCATCAACGGGACGGTAGATGGAAAAATTGTAACCCTGCGTATGGAGACAGAAGATGACGCCCGTGCCATGCACGGCATCATCCGCGATGTGTGCTTTGGGATCGCAGATGTTGTTCGCGTGATGACACCGACGGAGAGGATGAAGTGAGAATCGATCCCGACGAGTACCGCGACCCAGAACTCCTCGCCGCAGAGGTGCGGCGATTGCGAACCGTAATCGCAGCAGGCGAGCCAACGCTCACCGCAGAGGAGCGGGAAGCGATTCAAAAAGCATTGAAGTGGGCATTGAATCTGCGTGACACAGGCGTCACTGCCGATTCCCTGCGTTCTATTTTGGAGAGACTGACGTGACCGACCCAAACGACCTGCGAAAAATTGAGAAGTGGATGGCTGAAAACAAGGCAGACAAGATGCTGACCA